AGGATCTTACATATCTGCCAACCCTGATGCTGAGTACAATGATACAGGAAAAGCAAATCAAAGTCCTGCAATTATAAACCTATTCAATGATTTTCAGAAATCAAACCCTGAAGTAAGAGGAGTTAAAGTTTTAAATCATATAATTGGTAAACAAAAAGTAGATCCTTTCTATGTGATATACAATGCTAAATCTTTCTACGGACCTGGATCACTTTCTAAAACTCAAACTCAACCCACAACACCAGCTGTTGTTACACCGGTAGCTCCTACCACGGTTGCACAATCTACTTTAGATGTAGCTGTTGATGAAATGCCTGCAGATTTGTTTGGCCCTGCTCCAAAAGCTCAGCAAAAACCTGTATCTTTGACTGAACTTCCTGCAGCACTTGCTCACCTAAGACCTAGCCCAGAAAAACAGGCACAACTTAAAGCAGAGATGGAAGCAGAATTAAGAGGCTTAAATCCAATGGGAGGAGCTATGCAAGACTTCTCAGATTTAATGAGAGATGCTGCACAAGAAGGTGAAAACAAGAAAAAAGAATGTTAAAATAAAATAAGCAATGGCATTTTGTCCAAACATAAACTCTGAAGAATGGAAAAACCTTGTAAGTGCACAAGGTGAAAATGTAGCATACTTCCTTTGGGATAAATACAGAGGCAATGTGCCTTCTATGTTTTATGTACAAACTGTTCCTCAACAAATCCAAATTAAGTCAGGTGTAAGTGACTTGTTTCAATCTAGTCCTGAGTTAAAAGCTATTGGAAATGAGGAGCAATATTCTCAATATTTAGATTCTATATTTCCTGATAGTAAAGTAAAAAATATTGTATATCATCTAAGTAATGCTCAATTTGAAAAATTTGACAAGAAATTTATTAGCACAAATACAAGAGATTTTGATAGCTGGTTAGGGTTTTTCTTTACTACAGATAAAACAAAGTTTAAAGAATTACTTAAATCTAGAAATTTAGAATGGAAACAAGAATATCCAGCAATATTAAACATTAAAAAGATAGTTAATGAACCAGGTATTCTATCTACTAAATTTAAAGATGTACAAGGTTTAATAGAAAAAAGTGAAGCTTACAGAAATTATAAAAAGTCTTTATTAGCTAATAATTATGATGGCATAATATCACCATCAATAACAAGGGCAGAGAATATTACAGTGTTTGAACCAGAACAAATTCATATATTAGGAAATAAACAAGATATAAAAGGATTTCAAAAGTTTGTAAATAGCAATAAAGCATTTAGAACTAGTGCACAAGTATCATCTACTCAAACAATAAATGCTGAAAAGGCAAAAGCTTGGGTAGCAGAAAGATTTGGAGAGAATTCTGTTAGCATATTTGAAACAGCTAAGTCTGTAGGAGGCCAAGAAATTCATGGATATGTAGAGAATGCTTCTGTGTTCCTATGGTCTGCTGCTGAAGTAGGCACAGAATACCACGAAGCTTACCACTTAGTATTCAGAACAATGCTTAGTGAAGAACAGAGACAGCAATTGTATGCAGAAGCTGAAAAGAATTTTGGAACACCTACTGATGCTGAGATAGCTGATATTAAAAAGCAATTCCCAAACATATCTAATGAAGATGCTTTTAAGCTTGTACTAGAAGAGAAGATGTCAGAAGAATTTAGAGACTACGTTCTTACTGATCAAGCTACTGAAAAATCTCTTCCTGGTAAAATTGCTAAGTTCTTTAAAGATCTTTGGAACTTCATCAAAGCAATGTTCACAGACAGTGTAGGACTAAAGCAGGTTTACTCTTTGATTGAAAGCAATAGAATGAACACTTCTATTCTTGGTAGAGGAGTAATGAGAAACCCACAAAAGTTTGTAGGACCAAAGACAGCTTATTTGACCCGTCCTGGAATGGGGGGTCAAACTATTACAGATGCTGTCGATGTTTTATATACGGATTTCTTAAAGATGAGAAAAGACTATAAAGATACTTTTGACTCATCAGTTGCTTTAGGATCTGGAGAAAATAAAGGAGCAATAGCAAACTCATTTTTAACAAAAATATATGCTAAAGCAGACGGGTCTAGTCTAAATATGACAACAGACTATGCTGCAATGATTGAAACTATAGCTGCTGAAGAAGTCTATACAGAAAATAAATCTCCAGAAAATCTACAAGCTCTTAGAGATATACTTGCTAAAAACAATTTAGTTTTTGCAATGGGGGACAATCTACGTAAAAGAACAGTTTACAAAAACATATACACCACTTGGGGAGATGTAGTACAGTCTAAATCTGGAAATATTATTCAAGAAGGTTGGAGAACAGCATTGGTAAACAGACTTACAGATGCTGGAATATACATTGACTCTAAGTTTAAATACGATACTGACCTAGAAACTCCTTCAGAAGCTGAGGATGAATTAGATGAATTAAACGATGAATTTGCAATCATCGATGAGGCAGTAGGAAAAATATACGGACAAAGTAGTATGGAAATTAGTCCAGCAAAAAGACTTACAGCAAGAGTAAGAGAACTTCTATCTACTATTATGTCAAATGAATATAATAGCTTAGGGGTTAAAACATATTTAAACAGAGATGTTGTATTCAAAGAATTGCTGAACATATTCAGTGGTAAGCAAACTTACACTGCAATGGTTAATGCTCTTAAGCAAGAAGTAAAGCTACGACCTCACTTAAGAAATGTCCTTAACTTTTTAAACGAATTATCAGACTCTGAAAAGGCTATGATATTCTCTGCATTTGCACTTAGCAATACTGACTTTGTAATGTTAAAGCAAAAGGTAGATAACAAAGTAAACTACGTTGAAGTCTTCAATCCTAATCGTAAAGACATTCCAACAGCTATTGCAGAGAAGTGGAAGAATACACTTGTTTCTGAAGTAGATGGAATGGCTTTGTACAAAAAGGATGTTGTTACTAAAGAGGATGGGACGGTTGTAGAAGTTCTTACTACTAACAAGAATAAGGTAATTGCAGCTGCAAAAGCTTGGAAAGAAGCTGAGAAACTTCTCCCAAAATTTGGAGTAGTTAATGTAGCTAGTATAGACGGACAGGTTAATCCTGTTGTAGAACATCTTGCACAGGCTATGTTTGAATTAGGTCTATATGTAGGTAGCAATACCAATGTAGGAGACACACAAAAAATATTACAATCAATTGCTGATAATGGAATAGATGGTAAGACTGGGGTAGATTCTTTGAGAACTATTAAAACTCAAGTACTATCATTCATCCGTCAAGTAGGAGATTTCACTAGAGGGAAAGGATCAGAACTTGAAGAGTTTGTAGGGGTAAAGAATGACAGAAACTTAGATTTCATAACTGCTCGTAAATCTGCAGCTATAGATTTTGCAAAGCTTTTCAAATCAACTATCCCTATTGCAGGTATCAGCTTTGTCAATGGAAAGGGAAAAGCAATCTACGGTACAAACACTGAGACACACATGGCTCAGATTGTAAGTATATTGAAAGAGAGATCTGAAAATTCTGCTCAGTTACTAAAAGAATATCTTAAAGACGAATTCATCAATGTAAAAGGAAGACCTGAGTTTACAAGTGTCTTGTTTAAACATTTAATGGATAATAAATTCTTAGAAGAGTTTGGGGTATTTGACTTTGATGCAAGCAAGATGGGATCAGAGTATGAAGAAGCTCTTGCATATGAAGACTTCTCAGAGGCCGATACAATGGTTACTCTTATAAATGCTTTCATTAACAACAGAACAGATAGTGAGTATACATACATTGCTGTCCCTGTTCAATCAGACCGTGACAAATTCACATTTGTAAAGGTTCCTAGAATTAGCAAAAATGCTTTCTCTAAGCAATTCATGTCACATAAAGATTTGATTAAAGCTCAGATCGTGCAAGACTTAGTGAGAGTAAAACAAGCTAAGGATGTTGTAAGAGGAGCTTTAAATGGAAGAGTAGATTATGCAGATTTAGAAGAAGGTTACCACACAGCTCCTGGAGACCCTACAAGAATTGTAGAGAATGGAGAATACCTTGGTAATGCATTCAAAGAATCTTTCTTCCAATTCAGAGCTAAGAACCAAGATGGTAAATACATAGTAACAGATGAAGCTTTAACAGAGAATGTAACTGGTACAAGAATGAACGGAGTTACTCAGATGAGTGACAAGGTTATGGACTATGTAGGCAAGTCTATGGATGCAGAATCTCAGAAACTATTTGATGCTCGTTTAGATAGAATGACTAATGAGATGCTTGAATTCTTTTCTGCACAAGCTTTAGCTTTAGAGGCAGAGTTAACTAAAGCAGGGAAGTTAGGAGAAGTTGGAATGAGTGGAGCTATCGGAGTAGATTTAAAAGGATTGCTCAAAGGATTTGTTGTTGAGAATGCTATCATGAGAAATGAAATAGTAAAACTATTCCGTGGTAACAGAGCTCTACATAAAAATCAAGAAGACTTCTACAAACGTATGGGCCACTTGACTACTCCTGGAACCAAAATGGTTATGGTTGGAGATATCAGTGAATCTTATGGAATGATGAAGGAGTTCAATGAGATTGTGATGAGAGATATTAAGTTAAATCTAAATGCTGAACAAGAAAAAGAAGCAAATGATCAGGCTACAAATATCTATAATGGGTTAGTTAAAAGTGGTGTCTCAAGCACAGAAGCAAAAATTATTGCAGATGCATTTAGACCAGGCAAATATGATTCTACAGATGCTCAAGCTTTCATTAGTTTGGATATGCATAGAAGTATTATGCAAGGTTTAGGAAAGTGGGAGAGAGAAGATGAAGAAGCATACAAAGCATATAAAGTAACAGGAGAGTTTGTATACCAACCAGGGTTTGTCCCTGACGGTAAAAAAGTTGGAGACCCAGTCCCAACATTGGGGCATAAAGGTTACTACGAAAAAATGTCTTACAACAATGTTGGAAGAACATTATCTATAGACTCTCAAAAGAACTCTTACTCTGTGCTATTAAAATCATATACTACAAACTTCCCATTCTTAGAAGACTTACGTCGTAGAATGGAAGCTGTAGAAGAGTATCAAGGGTTAAAGCCAGTACATGTAGTAAACTTTGTATCTGGTAAAAAACTATCTAAGAGAAACGTTTACAAACATACAGGTAGACTAGGACTGCTTGGAGAAGCAGGGGTTAACACTCACTCTTCATCAGGATTAAGATTTCCACAATTTATCCCTTCTGCAAAAGAAGATCCAACAAATGCTCTCAATCGTCAGATTAAAAAAAATATGGTGGCCAATGTTGAGGATGATACCATATATCAAATCTCTCCTGGAATTCTAGATACAGAAATTTCAGGTAAAGAATTAAAAGACCTTTACCATGCTGCTGTAGAAGAGAAACTTGCTAGAGATACAAAGAAAGTTGAAGACGAGTTTGGATTGACTAAACTTTATGCAGCTGCTGAAAGCAATGATATCAACAAGATAAATGAAGCAAAACTAGTAGTATTAAAAACTGTAAGAGAGAAAGTACTCAAGCAGGCTAGAACAAAAGAGCTTCACTCTAACTATGAGAGAGCTTTAGATATCGTATTTGAAAACGATGGATCTCCTAGATTCGTGGCTCCACTTGACATACCTCTATACAACAAGAAGTATGAGTCCATCATAATGTCTGTAATAAACAATGATGTGTTCAAACAAAAAGTTAAAGGGTTTGAAGCAGTTCAAGTTACACAGTTAGGAGGATCAGAAGCTGATGGAAGTGGTGCTTTGAAGTTCTTGCAAATATCTGAAGATGGTAAGAGGGTAATCCATGCAGAAGTTATGATCCGTGAGGACGTAGCTCGTAAGTTTGGAATACAGCCAGGACAATCTTTAGACTCTATCCCAGAAGAACTTAGAAGAATTGTAGGTTACCGTATCCCTAATCAGGATAAAGCTTCTGTAGTTATGCTTAAGATTGCTAAAATCTTACCAAATAATTATGCAAAAGCAGTGGTTGTACCAGGACAACTTGTTAAGTTGATGGGATCTGACTTTGACGTCGATAAATTAAATCTCTTATTCCCAGAGGTTAGAATTAATAAAGAGACTAAGCAACTAGAGAAAGTATCTGTAGACTATGCAAGTGTACTTAAGTCAAAGAACTTATCGAAGTTGTCTAATCAACAGATTAACAATGTGATATTAGATTTGATGGAGGCAGTGTACTCAAATCCTGCTCACTTCAAAGAAGTGTTTACTCCACTTGATGATACTACATTAAATACTGTTGTGGACGAGATTAAATCTAAGTCCCCAGAACTTGCAAAAGAATTAGACTGGAGTGACTACAAGACAGAAGCTGTTACAGCTCGTCGTAGTACTCTTGGAAATAAACTCCGTGGTATCTATGCAAATGCATTAGCTGCACGTAACGTGTTACAACACGGCAGTGTTAGAATGCACAACGATTATGCTATTAAAATCAACGGAGTAGAATATAGAGACTACATAAAAACTGCTTTTGAAAATCCATTTGATGAAACAAGCAGATCTTACCCAACAGATAAAAGTATGTCTCTATTTTTATCAGCTGCCGTGGATGCTGCAAAACTTCCTGTACAATACGAACTTAACGATACAGTTTTAACATCTCGTATCAGAGTTTTATTCTCAGGATTCTTCCCAGAGTATTCTTCAAGATTCTGTTCTTTGTTCTTAAATCAACCATTGATTAAAGAATTTACAGATTACTTTGAGACTGCAAAAGCAGGAAACTTACGAGATTTAAAACAAGCTTATAAGACCTTTAGAAAAAAGCTCAAAGACCCTAATGGTTATTTAAATTTAAATAAGCCTGGTACATTCAACATGGATGTTGCAGAGTTAGAAAACTTAAGCAAAGAGAACAGAAATGTAGATGAGCAACTTAAGATGCTTGCTAACTTTATGAAGTTCTACGAAGCTGGGTCAGCTCTTATGAAACTAGGAAAGAGAGTAACCCCAGATTCAATGGATGGATTGGGACGAATAGGTTCTATTCAGTCTTACTTAGATAGAGCTGATGCATTCGATCAGAGTGAAGATTCTCTCAAGACTCCAATATTCTTCGAACCAACTTCTATGGATAACGTTACTGACCAATTCATTGGAGAGAAATCTATCTATGGAATGGAAAGAGGTTACGAGAATCTATTGAGAAACGGTCTTGAGTTTGCAGGTGTGTTCTTCCCTACTAGACTATCTGAATCATTCAAAGTCTTCAAGAAAGAACTATTAGGAAATGTAAGTACTGAAGAGTTAACCCCTGAAATGCATCAGTTGATTGATTACAACTTGATGTTCATGATGCTTATGAAGCCTGGTTCTCCATTTGCTTCCCTTATGAACAACATGTCAAGCTTGTACAACAAAGCAAATGATAACATCTATACAAGACTTCAAGGATTAAAGACGAAGTACCCTGCATTAAATACAAACCCATTTATAGCCAACTTAGAGCCTGATACAGATACAGAAGCTAAGTACTATGGAATTAAGTTTGACAATACATTTAAAACTTCTGCAGGGGAAAAGCAATCTTATACAGATGGATTATACAACCTATTGTATAACCCACAATTCTATGTACCAGGAGATAAAACAATGGATAGTGAAGGTAACTACACTGATCCAAAAGTTAATGAAGGTATAAAAGAAGTAAAAGATTTTGCCGAAAAGTTAGCAATGCACAGCTTCTTTGTAAATGGATTTAGACAAAGTGCTAGCTCATATGCTGATATTGTTCCTTTAGAGTTTTTCACAACTCCTGTGAAGGTTGAGCAAGGGCCATCAGAACCTGGAATAGAAGTTCAAAACAGAATAAGCATCTTAGATTTCTTCAGACAAGAATCATTTAAAGCTAGACAGTCCCAGTACTTTGATTCACAAGACATGGTTAATTACATGGCTGCATTTGGAAAAATGAGAGCTGGAGGGAGCAACTTGGTTAGAAGGGTAAACAGTGATATACTTAAGTCAACAACAGAAACTGTTTTAGATAGTGGTACTGAAAACTTTATAATAGTTAGAAATCAAAAAGTTGGTACAAGTGCTGTGTTTGGTAAAATTGGACCAGTAACAGCTGGAGATGGATCTATTATGACACAGTATGGAATGCTTACAGGAACTTTCACAACCAAGGGGTCTACTAAACTTTACGGGCTAAACTACATGAGAATAGCAAACGAAGAAGTAATTCCACAGATTAAAAACAACATAGAGAGAAACAGCACATACTTGTTAGACAGAGGAAAATTACCAATTGAGTCTGGAAATATGTCTTGCTCAATATAATACCGTATATTTGTACTATGGCATGTGGATTCTTTAAAACAGACGAAAACGGAAATGTAAGAAAATCTCCTACTACTAGTAAGGTTATTGAATACATAGACACTCAATTAGCAAGTAATGATACAGTAGATCCTAACAGGATCAGCTACTTGCTTTACAACGATGGAGTGATAAGCTCTTCAGGAAGAATCTCTCCTGCAATGCAGGATGTGCTTTTACAAGAAGTGGCTGACTTGAATGCCGTTGCAGCTTTGTATTATGGTTCACCTGTACAACTTGTACAAATTACACCGTTTAGAAACAAGAGTAACAATCAGACAAATTACGATATTCAGATTTCTGAACAAGCTACTCTGTCTCTGTCTCCAAACATAGCCCCTAAACTTCCAAACAGAATAGACCCATACGAGTTTGCTCTAAATGCCTATGAGTTTGAGAATACATTTAAGCCTTTAGTAATTCCATTTAATCGTGAAGATTTAAGACTTACTAATGCAGAGCAGAATTTGACAAAGAGAATGTCAAATGAAACTGCTAGACAGTTAGATATGTTCCAAGACATGGACAGTCGTTTGGATCTTGAGGATATGGAGAGAGCAGAAATGCCTTCTGTTCAAAAAGATATCAACAATCTTATAGCTGATTTTGCAAAAGTTGGGATAAATGTTGAAGTTAAAATAGACCCTACACTTGAAGTAAAGGGTAGAGTTATTAACAATCCTGGTCAAGTATTAACAATAGTACTTAACCCACTGTTGATGACAGAAGATACTCACATCCATGAGTTTAGCCACATCCTTGTAGAGCTTTTAGGGGAAGATCATCCTGTAGTAGTTAGAGCTATCAACGAGTTAAAGACTACAAACCTTTACGAAGAAATTAAAAAAGCATACCCAAAGTTAGATGAAAAAGCTTTAGAAAAAGAAGTTCTTGTAACTGCTATGGGTTTAAGTGGAGCTAGAATAAAAAGAGACAATCCTAATATTTTTCAAAGAATATTCAATAGAGTGGTAAGAGCTCTTTCAAAGTTATTCGGTACAGAGGCAAAACCATCTGCAGTAGAAGAACTTACACGAATGCTTTTGGAGAGAAGATACACTGCTGCAGATTTAAAAGGTTCTGTTACTTTCTTAATGGCTGATAGTAAGCTTACTAAGAAAGAAGAAGACTTTATGAAAGTTGTAGATGATGTTCGTATTGTAACACAAGAAAGCATCGACAAACTTAAAAGAGTTCCTGGAGATGTGAATGACACTGCAGTAGAGAAGCTAGCTTTAATGCAGAAAAGATTAGACAAGATTAAAGACGTAGAAGAATTAGTAGAGTTTGTAAATTATGCTTCAAGACTTGTAGATAGAGCTGAAGAAAATTTAGATAAAATTAATGAAAAGTACAACGAGACTTTACCTACTAGAGAAAGATTACAACTTATCCATGAATTATACAAGGTTAGTGAATGGGTAGGAGATTTCTATGGTGGAAGAGCTGGGAAAGATAGCATAATGCAGAAGATTGGATTACTAGTTTCTAAAGACTTAGTAAGACTTGGAAAAGGATTAACCTTTGAACAACTTCAACAAGACCCAAAGTTCCAATCTTTATCAGTATTTGAAAAGAAAATTAGCCAAGCCATTTATAGAATGAACTTGGTAGAAGAGACATACAGAGAAATAGGTATCCCTCTTATGGCAGACTTATTAATGGAGTATTCAAATGATGATGTAAACGATGAGATTATTAAGCTTATACAGAATATAAAAGATAACAATCGTTTAGTAGCTATTGAGAGAGATGAGGAGTACAACAAAATAAAAAATCAGAAGTTAGCTCCTGCTGATGAATTTGCAGCTCTTATAGCATTGAACATCAAGCAGTTAGAGAACAAAAAAGTAACTAGACAGACTTTAATAAATGAACTTACTGAAGCTCAAAAAGATAAGTCTGCATTTAGTTACCTTTTAGACCCAATCATTTATTCTTCTCAAGTAGGGATACAGATGTTTGCATCTATGCTTAAGGATAAAATGTATCAAGCTAATGATGAAACACAAGATGACATCTACGAATTAGCAGAAGTATATAAAAATTTCGAAAAATCAAAAGGGTCAGGACTTAATCCTAATAAATTTAATGAAGATGTAATAGAAGAGGTAGAGTATATGACGTACAATCCTGAAACAGGGCAGTCAGAAAAAACAACTTTACTATCTTTTGTACAAGAGTTTGATGTTACTAGGTACAAACGTGCTGAATCTAAAATGTATGAAGATTTAGCTAAAAAGTACAGTAAACCAGTTAAGGGGGACGAAGAAATTCAAGAGTGGTTAAAGAACAAGGTAACCGTAAGAGAGTACTATAAAGAAGTAGCTAAGTGGTACAAAGAAAATTCTGTCCCAAGTAAAGACTCTCAAGAAAAATATAACGTACTTGTAGACAAACTTAAGACTGTAAGAAAAAAACTTTTAGAAGAAAGTTCAAAAGACAAAGCTTTAATAGATACAGATAAGATTCAAGTTTTAGAAGTAGAACAAGCTTCTCTAAAATCATTGATGGACAAGATGTATGACTCTGTAAATGGGCAGTGGAAAATTTCAGCAGTTCGTCCAAATGATAGCTACAAAAATCCTAAGTATGAAGCATTAAAAAAGAATGCTCCTGCTTTTGAGTATTACAAGGGCATGATGAGCTTCTACTACAAGAAGCAAAAGATGCTTGGAAATAATAACCTTGCAAAAAATTCTTGGGATAAGTTCAGCTACATTCTCCCATCAGTGAGATCGGAAGGGTTAGAAAAGGTTCAGAAGGACGGAGCATTCACTGCAGCTAAAGACTTTGTAAAAGATTCATTTCAGTTCTTATCTACGGATGTAAATTACGGAGATGCTATCAATGCCAACAAAGAAGCTAGAGCCAAAACAATTCCTATCTTCTACACAAATCCTACTGATTCTAAATTAGTAAGTAGAGACATAGCCAGCTCATTAATTCTCTTCGGAGGAATGGCCAATATGTTTAAGAGTAAATCTGAAATTATTGGGTCAGTAATGTTAATGAGAGATATTATAGAAAACAGAGAAGTACAGGCAGTAGCAGCAGATAACAATCCTCTTTTACACAGAATGTCAAAGATCCTAAAAGGAACTAAGATGCAGACTGCAGGTAAAGGAGGGAATAACTTCAAGCACTTGTCCGAATGGATTGATAAAATATTCTTTGGGGAAGAAGAGTTAAAGTCTGCTTTAAATATATTTGGGAGACAGATCTCAGCAAATAAGCTATCTAATAAAATAGCATCGTTTACTGCATTAGCTAACTTAGCAGGTAACTTACTTCAGTCCACCAATCAGATGTTACTCGATAACGTACGTTTGATGGAAGAGGCACACTCACAGCAGTTCTTTAATAAAAAGAATATGACGTGGGCTAAGAGCATCTACCACTTTACAAGTAATGGTGGCTTAGGATCTTTGAAAGACTTTAAAACATTTGCCCCACAAACTAAGATTGTACAAGCTATTAGATACTTCGATGCATTAGGGGAAGTACTTGGATCTACAAAAGAAGACAAGACTGGTCCACGAATGCTTAAGCTTTTACAAGAAGGGCCAATGGCATTACAAACTATTGCTGAGCACGAGACAGCAGTAACAAGAATGCTTGCCTTGATGGACAGCTACAGAGGAAAGCTTAAAGATAAAGACGGTAATGTCATTAAAAATGAGAAGGGGGAAGATGCAAATCTTTGGGATGTATTTGTTAAAGATGAGAAGACTGGTAGATTTGGAATAGACCCTAAGGTTGTTAACTTCAACAGAAGCAGATTCATGTCTAAAATCTCTGGAATCAACAAGAGAACCAACCAAGTCAAAACTAAATTTGATGATGCTATTCTTCAAAGAAGATGGTACGGTAAATTGATTATGCTATTCCGTCGTTACTTCATTCCATCTCTTCGTAAACACTATGGACACAACGGTCTTCGTGGGGGAATCCACCGTGACTTAGAGCTTGGAACTATCTCAGAAGGTACAATGGAAACTATGTGGAGATTCATGAAAGAAACTTATAAGAATGCTGGTAACGGTGTTAAAGTTTACAAGATGATGACAGACATGGAGAAGCAAAACATGAGAAGGTCTGCAGTATCTATTGCATTCTGGACTCTATGTGCTTTGATTGTAATGTCACTTTCAGATGACGATGATGAAGATGATTCATGGTTTGAGAGCTTCGTTATTTACGAGGCTTTACGTATGCAAACTGAATTGACTCAGTTCGTAAGACCAATGGAATTCTTAAAGACTGCTAATTCCCCTACAGCAACTGTACGTCCTATTACAAAATCAATAGAACTTATAGATATGGTAGCATTTCAAGCTATTCCATCAATATTTACAGGGGATACATCAGAACTATACTACAAAAGAAAGTCTGGAATTCATGAGAAAGGAGATAGCAAACTGCTAGCTAAGTTCCAAGCATTAATTCCAATACTAGGGGGTATTGAAAAATCATCTGATCCAGCTACAGCTTCTAAGTGGTTTGATCTTCCTGCTACAGCAACGAAATAATAAAGGCAATAAAAAAGGGGCTACTGCCCCTTCTTTTTAATACCCTGTCATAGTGCCGTTAGTGTATCGAATCTTATCGATATCATGATGAGTACCTTGCCAATAGGTAGGTGGCATCTTTGGTAGCCCTAACTGATCTACTATTTTCTTCTGAGTTTCTTTAGCCATAACCTCAAAACCACTGCTCATACTCTTATTCAATTGAATTTTCAAAAGAACTAAGTACCCAATCAAATCCATAAGAGTGTCTTCACTTGCTGAAGAAACCCCCATATTCTTGATTCGAGATAACTTATCGTCAATTCGTACAAGTAGTCCATCGATAGAACTATTCTTCGAAAAGATTCTTACGGGCTCAAGTGCTGAGTCCCCGTAAGCTTTGTTCTTTAAAAGTAAAAGTGTTTTGATTTGATTGCATACAGCATTAATCTGTTGTTCAGTATCGTTCATAGTAAATTAAATTGAGATTCTAATTCATCCTCTTTCTTCTCTGGTAATTTAAACCAATCAATTGGCTCTGCAATTATCTCATTAACTTTAATGAAATGATTACAACCAATAAACCGGGCATTACCTCCATAGACTTCTGCTGCAGGATGTGATGCAGCAAATATGATATGTGATTTGTCGTGGAAAGAATTCACTTCTTTAATTATGCCTCCGAAAGCATGCTGTGCAAACTTTCCCCATAATAAAAAGATGACTCCATCTAACTCATTGCATATCTCTCTGACAATTCCTTTGGTATACCAGCCCCAGATTTGCTCATGGGAATTAGGTTTACCTTTAGTAACAGTCAGAGTAGTGTTCAATAGCAATACACCTTGCTTGGCCAGATGAGACAATGAATAATCAAACTCAGTTGTTTTGGCATCTGATTCGTCTATGCCATGGGATCTACAGATTTCTCTCTGTATCACTCGTAGACTTGGATTAATTTTCATTCCCTCTTTAACTCCAAATGCAAGGCCGGTAGCAGCTCCATTGTGATATGGATCCTGCCCTATGATGACAACTCGAAGGTCCTTCATCTGACACAACTCAAATGCTTTGTACACCTCTGGACTAGCAGGATATACAGTGTAATTTGTTCTGTGAAATTTAATGAAGTCTTTGAGCTGCCCGTAAAGACCGGGGTGGTCTTCTACCAACTTAGTGTGGATAGGTCCCCAATCCCCGATCTGTTCAAGCAGTTTACTCATTTTAAGAATTTTGTGTTATCGAATTTTAATTTACTTGTATGATATAGTTCTGGATCGAATGTTTCTTCATTTAATTTTGGGGGAGAATGTAATTCATTCTCTTCTGGTATCGTTACGTCTAATTGCTCCTCAAGTTCTTTCTTCAATGAAGGAGACTTGAATAGGATTTTAGCTGTTGACCCATCCATATTAAATCCATGATAATCCAAAATCTTAAGTTTCATGATATCATCTATCTCTGAATACCGACCATTCACAAAATGTGAATAAGATACTTGAGCATGCTTAGGCACCTCAAACACAAACAACACATGGTATGGGTCAGTATCAATCTTATACTTAAATGCTTCAAAGCTTTCAAGAGCATGTTCAAATTTTGTGAACAAAGCATCTCCTGAAAATCTATATAGTAATGCAATCACATTCTCATCATTCGGTACAGCACAGAATGCATTTACTAATAGATTGTTCCAGTAGAATAACTCTCTCTTTCCTCCAAGCATTGGGCATAAAAAGATTGTAGATTTAGTTGCTTTTGCAACTGATAGATCATATCCAGCTAAAAGATTTACAGCATTATAAAGTGGGGTTATGATATTTACTTTGTAGGGATTCTTTGTACGGCCTCTAACAATAGAGCCGAGATCATGTTTTAATTTCCCACTTACCAAAGTAGTTATTGTTTTCCCATCTTCATCATAAACTCTAGAATAGTCTGCAATACTTCCTGTCATACGAATGGTTCTACCATTCACTGGAGTGTAAATTATTTTACCATCCGTCGCTATCTGCTGGCTCATAGTGAGTTATAGGTTTTAAGGGTTCTAAATTATTTTGAAGCTCTCTGAGAATATCCTCAGGACTTTGAAGTAAATATACAAGTTTAAAGTTAGTATAGAACTGCATAATGCCTTCTGTACTTCCAAATTTCTCGATATACTTCTTCAAAACAAATGCTTCAACATCATTAGTTCTCCCCATCAACCAATTCTCGGCTGTCTTAATACCAACTCCTGGTATGCCTGTAATATTATCTGTACTATCTCCCATCAATACTTGCTTCCACAAGAATTGATATGCATCATCTGGAGATGTATGCAAAAACTCAAGAGTACGATAATTAAAGTGCATGCCTGGGCATTGATGAAGAACATCCTTATCTGGTGAGCAGATAATCGTTTTACGTGGTTCGTTCTTAGCATAATAACTTACCAAATCGTCAGCCTCTAATCCTTCAACTCCATAGAATCCCCATTTTTGTTTGAGGTATTCTCGAAGGGCAGGGAAGATGACAGGTTTGGGTCTATGTTTCCGATTAGCTTTATAGTCTTTGCTAACTTGGTAACGGAAACAATTATGATCTGTAAGAAAGCCAACATATGTAGGGGTTTTGCATTGTTCAAGAATGGTCAAGATCCTGGAGTCTAGCCCTTGTAAGGCTTCCTCCAGGGTTGGCTTGTCCATCTCATAATAAATTAAGCTATCTCCATCAATTAGACATATCGGTTCCACTGGTCCTACACTCTGGTCTAATATTTCTTCCATCTGAGCTTAATTTATATGTTGTTTATTCTAGCAACAGCTGCTTTTAGTTCTTCAATACGAGAGAAAGATTTCTCTACTGCTTCTTTACGAGCTATAGCCCATTCAGCATCAGTCTTTGCTGCATAAGTTGAAGAGTGATAAATGGAACCATTTACACCAGCCAAACTTGAATGCACGAAATACTGAAGACAACGGATAGCTCCAGTGTTATCATCTGGAACGGCACCGATGTGCATCGGGTCTACAAAGATGTTGTGAATCTCACCTGAGATACGGTTAATATACTCAAGACCTCCGAAGTGTAAGCCAGGTACACATGCTTGATGGTCATTAGTATTCACCTGATCCCAAGATGCAAGACGATGAGTACATCCTACTTTAATGAAGTGGCCAGGGTTAGCATAACCGTTAGGACCTTCACAATAGAATGCATCTCCACTTTCTCCCATGATAGCAGGTTGGAAGACACGATCCTCTACAAACTCTGGTAAGCCTTCTGACTCAATTTCTCCAGTGTCTACATTGAATGTACGTTTGTAACGATCTACTACCTCTCCAGTCTCAGCATCGAACTTATGCAAAACCTCAGAAGAAACTTTGTAACCGTTCAATAAACCTTCCTTGGTAATCTTCATCTGATACATAGTAGCTTTCTTAGCAGCTACGTCCTCATTCAATCCCTTTTCTTCAACAAGTTCTTTGAATAGAACAGGGTGAACATACTTAAGATTGATGAAATTGAAGAATCTTTCAGAGAATTCTACTCCTGTACCAGCTTTCATCTTCTTCCAAAGAATTGGATTACGTAGCCAACGAGTCCACATCTTGATAAGTGGCATAAAATCTAAACCCATATCCATAGACTCATAGATTCTCTCTACTAAAGCCTCAGGCATTGGAATGTTAGATACCACATCACCAGTCTTCAAGAAGAACTCTCCGGTAGTGCTATTAACATAGATGTGCTCACACTTATCTTGAATAAGCTCAGTGTAATCCTCAACAGCCAAGCTATCGAAAGTATCTAAGATACCTCTCAACTCATCCATTGTTTCTGCTTTGTCAGCCTTGTTAGATAACTCTTGCATTTGTTTGTACAACTCTTCCTTGTACTTTACAGAGAATGACTTCTCTCCGTAAGATCCTACGATGTTTCCATCGATTACATTTAAACTAATCATATAAGATTTTGTTATTATTTGTATTACAAATTTACTGAAATAAATGACTCGAACTCATTAATTTCGTCAACAGGAATGGTCATTTCGAGTAACCCTTTTGCTTTTAGATACAGCTGAATCTCACGTTTCGTATCTTCCTCATCAAACTTATAACTAGAAATCTGACTTAGGATATGTTGAGAAGTTTCTATGAAATCTTTATAGAAAGAATACACAGCCTCAAAGCCTGGAATACGAATCTCAGCTCCTGGAATGTCTGCTAGCATAAACAAGTTGCTTGCTGTATTAGCAATAGTCTCCTTATCATCAGGAGAAGTCTTGCATACATACTCTAAAGCATACATCTTATTCAGTCTTGTAAACACTTCATCAAGTAATGGATGAGATTTGTCTTTTAACTTATAAGATATCTTACCTGTAACTTCCATAATCTGATCATACATTTTACCAAACAAAGGATTGATAGATTGCAGATGATCAAAGAAATGCTTAAGATCACAAGTTTCAAGACGATGAGCAGCATAGTATATTCTAAGATATGGGCTACAAGTAATGTAGTCATTCTCAGTCACTGTATAGAAAAACTCATCGATATGTCTGATATTCTCGACATTCTTCACCTGTCTTACATTGGCTTCACTGAGTTTAATTAACTGTGGAGTCTTAAAATCTCTATTGACTTTAGTCCCCATAGGATATTCACTAAGCTCTCCTTTACCATTAGTAAATCTTGTAGGGTGACACATGTAGAAATGCATAGGATCCTGTCTACTATTAGAATAAGGAGGAGTATAAGTAGAACTAGGATAAACATCTGAAATAAACGGAGCAAATCCTTTCATTATCTCAGCAGCTAACTTAAGCTTTTCTCCATCTTCATCTGTACCATAGTAGATAAGAGTTTCAGTAGCTCTAAGTTCAGATAACTTTGGCTCTACCTTATCCCATACAGAATCATTCCAGTTATTAGCCTGTCTTGCAGTAGCAGTACGAACAGTGTAACCTACAATCTGCTTGTTCAACTCACGAAGTTCAGCAGGAGTTAACCTTTGAGTTCCACCACCTGTAGCAGCCAATACTTCTTCCTCCTCTTTAAGACTAGCCTCAAAGTCATCAGGAACTATCACATCATCATAAACTCTGTAGCTTTCTGACTCTGATAAATACTTCTCAACTTCTAATTGGTTTTTCTTAACCTTTGCTAACTGAGCTTCGTAGATTCCTAACTCGTTTGGAGGTGTAGAAGGATCATCACACTTGTCCTCTAAATCTTGAGTGGATTTCTTTCTGATAGATATAAAAGAACCACCATTCTCTTTCATAAGATATGCATCTTTAAGTCTGGTAAATCCTTCTTTTCTAAAATACACCTTAGAGATGTCAAACTTTTCCCAAGTATCAACATCAGTAGTATTAGAAACTATCTTAAACTCTCCGTTCTCAAGCTTGTTAGACAGAGTATGAAGTCTGACATTAAACCCTTCGAATACCTTTCCCATGTGCTCAAACTTGATTCGTTTGTTCACTGGGTATACCGGCTTTAAAGACTTCGTGTCAATGATTCTACTCATAGCTTGCAGTACTCTACCGTTAGCAGAATAATCTTCGTTTATTCTTCCTGAGTACACTACATTCTTACATGCCTCTACCCACTTCAAGAAATCTGTTTCGTTCAGCTTCTCTTGCACAAGCTCTGTTGCTTCCTCACCTGCTTTAAGAATCAAGTTCTGAACAAACTGTTTAGTATGATCAGACCAGATTACTTTCTCACGGCTCGGAGTAACATCGACTCCATCTTGAATAACTACTTCTTCCCCCTGTTCATTCTTGTACACTTGTCGTATAGGACACTTCAGACCAACTGCCCCATATAACTGCTCCATCTCCAACTCTCGGAAATCCACGTGACCATAGTTAATACCAGTGGTTGCTCCCTCTGCTTTAACAATGACAATGTGTGGACGTGCATAGTAGTTACTCTCAGTGATAATCAAATGCTTTGAGTTGTAGATAACACTAGGCTTGAAGTCGATCTCTCTTTCATAACCGTTTTCTTCAACCACATAGAATCTAACATTACTCAAGTAAGTTAATTGCTCACTGACTGCATCTATAAAACGATCTGCATTGTGCTTCTTTACTCCAAATGAAATCTCAGTTCTGTTTAACTCTGTAGTTGGCTCGTAATAAACTTTAGTCCCATCAGTAAATGTGATGTATGGATTCTCTTGGCCTGTACTAAGATTAAATCGTGGAATTAAGAAATCAGTCTTGTAATTAAAGCAGTTTGCTTTGAATCGTTTCCCTTGATAAATGGTTTCAATAGTGTAGAAGTCTACACCCGTAGATAATGCAACCTTAGCACCCAAACCGAAGGCACCAAAATTCTCTGAAGTATTACGTTTAGTTGAATAACCTAATTCTAGGATACCTTCTAAACGTCTACCCCCGATACCAACACCGTAGTCTTTAATTATGAACTGGTCACAATATCCAACTCCAGCATTGTGCTTGTAATAAACGTCAACGTGGTGATTCTGTACATCAAAATGAGGTAAGCTATAGTAGCTTGGATCGAAGTTACTGTCTTCGTACTGCTCTCCTTCTCGATTGATATAATAATCTTCCACGGTCTTCTGCCCAGTCAATATCTCTATAGCAATTTCCTTCTCTCGTTGAGAATCGCAGGCATTTGTTACCAGCTCTCTGACGGTTGAAGGAATTGGAGTAGAATACTGTGTGGCTTGTAATATGTCAAATACTAGTTTCTCTGCACCACGATTAATTCGTTTAGCAACACCAGTGTCTGAACCGACAAACTCGTTGTCAATCTGTTTGATACTCATAATAAGTTTCTAGCTTTTTTGTAATCGTGTTGAATCTCTAATAATTTCTTAGTGCACATTTCTTTCGGAAGAGGGAAGATTCTTTTACTTGCATTAGTATTAGTAAAATCAACAGAGCCTTGTGAAGGATCGTTAATTTTCTTATACAACCATGAAGAATCTCCATTTGCAGTATCTTTTTCATAGGGATGGCAATGCCAAGCACCTCCTATAAAATAATAGTAAATCTTGTCTTCAGATTTCATGCTATCATAGATACCATAATGCATCCCATTACCAATAGAGATAAGAATTAAATCTCCCTTTTGAAAAGTATGTGGTTTAAGATAATTAGAGTCTTCATTAATAGTGAGACTCATAACCTCTTAGTTTATAGCTCAGAAATGAGCTGAATTACTTGTAATACTTGTTTTTGATCTTTTGGTAAGAATAACGGACAGACAGAATCAGTATCGATTAAATGCTTCTTGAAGTTCTTCCAAGTGTTTGGGAACCTGTCGTTAGCAAAACCTTTACATTCTATTACCCATAGCAGCTTACCATCTGCATCATGACTCACAAAGTCTGGTGTGTACGAAATCCCACGAATCTTATCCTTGCTCTTATCGACAAACTCTTTACTTGTTCCTTTGGTCTCAAATATTGGACAAGGATAGTAGAAAGCATCAGTCAATTGATAAGAGTGTTCCTCATAAGTAAAAGATACTCCAAGCTCTTTTAGTTTCTTGTAGCAGAATACTTCAAGCATTGACTTGAATTTAATTCCATCTACTTCTTTCTGTCTTGCTTGGATCTTTCCTTTAGTTAATCCTTTGGACTTTATGTTGGATCTAGTTCTTGGGGTTCGTCGTTTGGCCATTAAAGTGGTAGTTGTATTTGCACAATTCTCTGAGCTATCTCGATTCCATGATTCTTCATTAAATCAGAGATGTCTTTCGATTTGTAGTGTGCTGGTAAAATTACGTTAATTAAGTTGAACTCTGCACAAATTTTATTGGCCATTGTTTGACCAGGATTTGCTTCCTTCTCAAAATCATTATCGTATAGTACAGCTACGGTGCTAAATCTCTTCTGCAAATTACTGATTAACTTTGGATCTGGCATCTGCATCTCACTCTGTAGAGCAATAGCCTCATACCCCAATACATTAAGACACATGACATCCTTGAGAGAAGAAGCTAATATGACAATGTCTCCATTATCTTTTAACTGCTTCCACCCTTGAATGTCATTTTTAGAAGTGTTGCTATACCATTTACCCTCTGCTTCATATGGTCTGTAGATTTTATAACGACCATTGATGTTATATACATAACTAGGAGTGTGACATACGTAACGTGCTTCATTAATCCAAAAGTAATCTATTGGTTCGACATCAAATTTAATCAATAAACTCTTAGTGATATAGTACTTTTCCCAGAATTCTTTATCTTGTAGAGTCCACTTTCTTGCTCTCTTTGCAAGCTTGGTTGGACGTCTTTCGATAATCTCTTGAGTACCATATGTAATAGCTACTTGATTCTTTATAACGGACCCACTTTGTAAACCTAACCCAAAATCTGTGTCAATAACTCTCATGGCTTCTGAGAAAGTTAAATTGAATTTGGCTTGTACATACGAAAAGCAATCATGACTTTCCCCACTACCAAAATCTTTATAGATAACTCTCCCTTTCCAAGGAACTATCGAGCATGTAGGAGATCTATCCTCTCTTAACTCACTGCAAAACTTGTCACCAAAATTCTTAAAATTGTGACAATAATATCTGAATATATCGTACTCAGATATCTTACACAAAATAGAATCCTTATGCAAGTATGCATCACTGCTTCTTGATTCAATCATAAGGAGGCTAAATTAAAAACAAAAGGGGCACATTTCTGTAACCCCTGTTTGTTTTTTGGTTAAGGTTTCAATTATGCATCCCACTCGTCCTTAGAGTCGTCCTTGAAAGGAGTCTCTTCTGACGTAGTATCAGCCGTAATTAAAGTTGGTGAATAAACCCCAAACTTAAGGTCTTTGCTGTATTCAGCATTGAAAGAACCGTAGTCCTCATTCAAAGCTTTGACAAATAACATGTCATTAGCTGGCTTCAAACGACCGAAGTGACGGTTGTAAACAACCTGATACTTCTCGTCTTTAACACCAATCAAGACACGTAACTTGTTAGCAGATAAAGCTTTTACAAGCTCCTTCAACTCTTTAACATCACCCTTCATGATAGCATCGATAGTATCAAAACTAATCTTACCACCATTGGCTACGTTAGCCCATGCTTTAGTGAAGTTAACAAGGATGTCTTCTCCAACATAAGCTTTACGGCTTGTGTCTGAATTCTTCCACCAATCGTATGCTGGAACATCTTCACTCCAAGTCATCTGACCGATGTTGTTAATCCACATTGCCTTACCGTTCTTTGACATACGGTGCTCAGGCTTAGCCAAGATATCAAATCTTACAGTAATGTTTGGATCATCGTGACGAAGATAGAATACAATCTTATTGTACTCTTCTCCATTGATTTCCACGTTGTACTTAGGATCTTCCTTAGCATTAATACCAATAGCTTGCAACTCTGATTGAGTTGGATTAACTGCTACTACACTAACAGCAGCAATACCAGTATATAACTGATAACCACCACCTGCTACTACTTCTTCTGAATTGTTTGACTCAATTGCCATTTTGTTTTAAATTTAAATTAACGAAAATATGTTCTATACACAATGTCCTGTTGCTGACGGAACTCTCAGTTGCTGATTGCTTCTTCAGTAGCTACATGCTCTTGAATAGCATCCATCAAATCTAATTGATTAGGATCAGACTCTACAGCAGCAGCCTCACTCTTAGTAATAACAGTGTCATCTACCAATGTAAAACGTACTGGAATCTTCTTACGAGCACGTAGGCCAGTCAACTTAGGGTGCTTGAATAGCTCAGTAACTTCAGCTTTAGTCAAGTTATACTTAGTTGCAATGCCATCACGATCGATACCGTCGTTTAAGTCATTAATGATTCCTGTTACCGTTAATACGATAGGACCTTCAGTTGTTGCAGTATTTGCAACAGTTGGATTTTGTTGAATGTTTGCCTCGATAGACATTTTCTAGGGTTTTAATTAATCAATATAAATTTTACTCCAGTCAAGCTCCATCTCTTGACCTCTTAAATGCTCACAACGTGAGCCAGCAGTGATATCATCAGATGAATTGAATGAGATCATAGTCTTGTCCTCGTTTCTATACACATAGCCGATGGCATCTGAGTTAGCACAAGCAATACTACGGATCTTACCAGTCAAATCTAAATCTTTAGCTGATACCTCCTTACCTTTCTTCTCGATCTGCTTATCTTTTAAGTGACCGATGTAAATGATGTGTTCAGACAAAGTCTCTAATCTATCCATCCACTTCTTGATAGCCATTCGTAGATACAAATAGCCAGCACCGTTAGGAAGACTAAGAACAGATAACCCTTTGTTATCAGTATCAAAGTTCTTACCCATTGGAGTTTGACGATAGAGTTCTTTAGCCTCTGATTCACACCATACCTCTAATTGAGTCAAGGTATCGATAGCAATATATTTGTAAGGCTTTCCAGCTTTCATAATTGCTTTACCGATTTCACTCAACTCTTTCAAGTTTGCAGCTTTAACTTTAAGTGCTTCTACCATATCCGATCCTTGCTCTAGATCTATGATAAGACATCCATCAAGTTTAGCCAGTGCTGTTGTTTTACCAATCTTTGGTGGTCCGTAGATAATCATGTGTCTCGGACTCTTACGAAGGGCAGCGACCTTCTCTGTTGGCAGTACTAACTCCATTTTTTGTCAAATTTTAAATTTACTTTTTCACTCTTTCTGTCAAATTAAATGTTGACAAATCAGCTTCGTAGGGAATCATACCCAATTGACCATCACGATTCTTCTCGATATGACAGGCTAACAACCCTTCAGGATCCTCTCCACAATAAGCATCTGTAATACCGTAAAGGTCGAATGGTCTTTGTAGCATCATCACTACGTGAGCATCTTGCCCAATAGAATCACCACCAAATAGGTCTGTAAGTTGTGGTTGATACTGTTGTTTGGCACGATACTCTTGCTCGATATTCCTGTTTAGCTGTGACAACAGAATAGAAATGCTCCCCATTCTTGCTTGCAACCACATACATGTCTTCGATACTTGATTTAGCTTCTGAAGCTCTGTGTCTTCTGAGCCTAGAATCAATCTCGAATGGTCGTAAAGATTAATGATTGTGTGTTCAGGGTGCTTTTGAAACACCTTGTTGTTAATCTCTTTAATCTTCACCATGTTCTGTGGAATAGAGCAGAAGAATATAGGATACTTCCTATAGCTGTCTACTGCATCTTCATACTTCTTTAATCCCTCTGCTGATAACTGTTGGTCGACACTGTATAACTGTGAAAACTGGAGTTGTGCCTTGTTTGATGCAGCTCTCATGATCTGCTGATAGTCAGGCATCTCGAACGTCCAGTACAGAACTATTACTTTCTTGTCTTTGTTGTTATCGAGTACATCGAAAATTAATTGATTTGAAAATGCAGATTTACCTACACCAGGACGACCGGCAATAACGTACATCTTACCTTTCTGTAGTCCACCTAGCAAGTTCTTATTCAATCTCGGCCAACCAGTAGGGAAGACAACTCTAGAGCCACTTTGGGCTGCTTTAATTTCTTCGATTGATTTGTCTACTGATAACGAGATGTGTCTAAAATCCTTTAACGAGTCGTCAAAGTTGCCTTGTGATTCTACCTTCTGAGCCTGATGACTCAGGTTTTGATTTGGATTGTTCTCCATCACTTAAATCACTGTACTTCTCCCATGTGTGATTATTAATCCAAGTTTCTAGCTGCTGCATAAATCCTAGGTTATTACCTTTTCTACGTAATAGGAGCTCTCGTTGCAGACACTCTATAACGTGTTCGTGCTTTTGTTTATCTTTTCCTATGTATTTAAGATAACGACTTTTGGCTTTTGCATTTGCCTTAGAGCTGGGATCTTTAGCTCTAAGTATTCTGACTGCTCCGTTAGCTATGACTTTGAGTGGATAGTGAGAAAGGAGGCCGTGCCATATGACATCTTCTGTACTTGAGAATTCGTCGTTAAATTTTTCTCTCAATGTACAATCGTCCTCCTCTCCCAACTTAATCCAACCGTTGGTTTGCAATTTCTCACGGTCAATAATTAACTTTAAGTCACTAGAATCATGGTCACGATTAAGCATAGATAAGAACAGGAACTCATCAGCTGTAAACCCATGGGCTAACAGCTTTTCTGTATCAATTTCAATGATCATAAAAGTTTCTTTTATACTTTCTATAAGTAATCGTATTCAAATATAAGAAGAAATATCGTCACACCAAACTATATTTGATAAACTTTCGATGGAACTTCTTAACCATTTCTCTTCCTGAGAATCTTTTACGTAGAGTATCACTACTTCTCCAACCTTATCGGGGCTAAGTCGTAACAATCTACCCACTCTCTGAATCATGGCTAATGCTTTGCTATCAAGGCCACAGATGATTCCGAGCTGTGCATCAGGTACATCGAATCCTTGATTCAATGCCTTTGTAGAACACAGTATTCGTACCTCATTTTCTCTGAAATCCTTGAGAGCTTTGTCCTTCTCTTTCTTACCAAGAGCTGAATGATATCTAGCCGATTTACAATCTGCAGCATTCAACTCTGTATACATTTGGTTAGTGAATTCATTAGTTCCGGCAAACGTTAGTATTTTCTTATCTGCTTTAGTTTTAGCTATCATAGCAGTATAAAGAATTTTGTTATGAGCCTTCTGAACTACTTCCTTCCTATCTCGAATAGCTTTGTAGAACAAAGTTGCATTCTTCTTCTGTACAGGGGTAGCATTAGGGTCCTTCAATATTCTACCTGCTTCCTCGAAAGCATTGTACATCCCAAGATGATACTTATAATGAACAAAGGCATTGTTTGCAGCCTTGTAAGCATCTCTCTCTGAATCTAACAATGGAACGGGAACACAGTGAATAGTGTAAGGAGCCACTAATCCTTTCTGTACACACTCATCTAGGGTAATGGTATAGACCGTTGGGGCTATCTCATCAAGTAAATCTTCGTATTCCTCTTCCTCTGGGGCAGTGGCAGTCATACAAAGAAGTCTTTCGTGGTCATTTTGTAAGAATACTTCTCGATAGATTGGGGATAAGCCAAGATGCACCTCATCTGCTACTGTAACAGTATAAGTAACACCTCGAAGTTTATGAGCTGATGCATAACATAGGATATCTACACTATCCAATACATCTTCATAACCCCACTTCTTGAATTCTTCTTCAAACTGGTCTTGCAATTGATTAGTAGGGACTAAGACCAATCCTCTACCTCCATGTTTACGAATCATAGCTCCACAGGCAATAACACCAACACGACTCTTCCCGAATCCTGTACCAGCTATAACAGTGCCCACGTAGTCAGCATCTTTCCAAGCATTCAATGCCTTCTTTTGTTCAGCATCTTTAATTGCTAAAAGTTTGCTCTTCACTTGTGACATTGTCTTTAGATTTTACGTTAACTAATAGGTTGCCTAGCATTCCATTGAGGGCTTCTACTTCTTCATTAAGCTTTACTATCTTTTCAATGATGCCATCTAATGTTGCATCTTCTACTCTTGGTAAATAATTAGCTCTTGCATAAAGACTAGAAGCTCTCTCGAAATACTCTCGATAAGTTCCATCAGAAAACATAAGATCCTCATGAAGCTTCTGCATGTGAATCACACTAGTTCTGTCACGATTAATAACCTTAGCAATCTCCACATCTCTGTGATGAGTATGCATGCTTATTAGATTGACAACTAAAGTACGACGTACAACATAGTCCCTGATACGACTCTCTGATAAGAATTCTTCTCTAGGAATGTGGAACAGATGCTCCACTATCTTCATCATCATCTCCGATATTGCCTTCGGGTCTCGTGACTTCGTAAATTCTATCGAGGAATCCCGTGAAGACTCTATCAAACTCAGTAAATGTTTCCTTCTTTTCGTTGAGTAAAACTTCTTTCTTTCCGTCATTTGTCATTTGATTTAACTTTAATCTTTTCGTTTGGTAAATAATATTCACATTCTTTTTTCTCTTCGTCCCATGGAGTTTCCATGAAAAAAGCTTGCCCATAAGGATTTGCTTTAGCTGTAAACCTGTAACAGTTAAAAGCAAGGGGGCAATTAACCCCCTTACACATAGAAATATCTGGCATTACTTCCCGTATTTCTTGTCAAATTCTTTCTGAGAAAACTTAGGCTTAGTAACCTTGTTCTTAGAACCTTTAGGACGACCAACAGGTTTTTTAGGATTCTTTACCATGTTAAGTTCATGTCTAACATCCCACAGCTTTTCATTGTGAATATGAATAGCTTCGAATGCATCTCTAAGAGCATCGTTCTTATCCTCGATAATTTCCTCTGCTTCTCTTAATCTACCCATTATCTTCAATGAAGTTAGTAAAAAGAAAATAGTACCTGCCACACCTAGTACGGCAACGACTGTTGAAATGATTGCAAAAATCTCCATTTTGTTTAATTGTTTAATTGATTAAGTTCTTCCTCTGTTGGGTCTGTTGTAGTACCTACAGTTTCTAAGTCAAACAGTTTCGTTGTGTCCTTTTCTGGACAATGAACTGTAATGTTTACTGGTGCTTGCTTACATGAAGCAAACAGCAGTGCAAGGATGAATAACTTTTTCACGTTAATTTATGTTATCGATATCGGGAACTTCAGGCCGTTCCACTTTAAGGCCCCACATTAGGTTAAACATAGATGCTGAAGTCTGAGCATGTCTAATGGTCATACTTCTGTGCTTACGGAAATACTTTACCATATACTCCATCCATTGTTGCTCTTGCTCAGGAGTCATGGTCCATTCATAGTACCATTGGTCCTTACGACCCTTGATGTCCTCAAAGGTTACATCATGACCAGCTATAAGAAACATTGTGTCTATTAGTTCTTTGATGATGTCATCATCAGTTAGTCTTTTAGTCTTCATTGTTCCATTCCCCCATTTCTTCCCAATAACAATGTCTGCATAATCCAATCTGCTCATCTTCTTCTAACTTTTCATAAGCTTCATCCCAATCTCCACAATCAGGATGTGCTGCTAAATAGTTATCAACTAGATCTCCGATGGCATCAGATTCACAAACACGACAATACTTCTCTGAAGTATCCCATGGTCTATTAGGGTCATTTTCTGCCCCTGCTGGTAAGTTACTGTTCATCTCTTATAGGATTAAAAGTGTCTTCGAATTCTCCTGCTTGATAAGCTCTGATAAGAGCTGATATCTCAGGCAGTTTGTAATAGTCAGTAGTAGATAAGAGTCCAGTGAATTCTTCTAAAGCTTTAGTGACTTCTGGCATTTGCACACCATCTACATCCCATAAAGTTTTGATAATTCCACCGTGCTCTTTCAGAATGATATCAACAGTAGACTTCAATAGTTGTTTACTTCTTCTAGTATTGAACCATTTAATCTCTTGACATTCATCTGCAGCATAAACAGCAGTTTGTAACCACATTAGTAATGTTAGTACTTTAATTTTTTCTTCTTCTTGAGTCATGATTATTTACTCCAAACATTAGTGATTGATGTTTCTGCTTTCAACAATCCATTCTTAATAACAGTGTTAGCTGCTTGTTCCATAAGCTCAGTCATTCTCTGTTTCCATTCTTCAGCATATTCTCTTGGACAAACTGTGTCAATCTGATCATGAACGGTCATGATTATCTTAACAGGTAAGTCGTACTTTTTAATATGCCTATAAATGAGAACCAATGCAAGCTTAGTCATATCAGCTGAACTGCCTTGAATCGGTGTGTTCTTAGATGCTCTCTCAATTGATCCCAGTTCCATAAAGCTATCTTTATCACTGTACATCTTTGGAGTCCAACTGTTAAACCACCTCTTCCTTCTGAATGGAGGGAAAGTCTCAATGTAACCGTGTTTCTTTCCAAACTCACCAAGACCATTTAAGAATGCCTCAATCTTAGGGAAAGCTTTGAAGTACTTAGTAATCAAATCCTTTGCTTCTTTTGTAGAGCAATTGATTGTTTCAGATAACTTCTTAGGTCCCATCCCATAAGCCAATCCGAAATTGATTGTCTTAACTTGAGTTCTTAATTTCTTGTGAGCTTTACAGTCACACTTCTCTTTCGTTTTGTAATAGGCACAATCCTCTTCTGCTGCATTCTTCCATACTTCTCCGAATACTAACTCTGCACATACTGAGTGCAAGTCTTCATTATTTTCGAGAGCTTTTAGAAACACAGGGTCTTGAGAACCATATGCTATTACATTTAGTTCTTGTGATGAATAGTCACTAGATACAAACACATAACCTTCAGGAGCCACAAAGCAATTTCTGTACTCGTTAGTAGCAGGTATTTGTTGCATATTGGGCTCAGAACTACTAACACGACCTGTGTCCAGGATTTGTGTGAAATTCGTTCTAACTTTCTTGTCAGCACTAAGGAATGTGTAGAAGTTATCTCCAAATGCAGATGATAACTTATCCTTCTCCTTGTACTTGATATACTCATCGATAAGAGTATGCTTGAACCTATAAGGTGCAAGCTTCTTACCGTTAGCATTCTCAAGCTCAGGTACTAACGTTCTGAAAATCTTTAACACTTGAGTTGGGGACGACCACTTAACTGTAGACTCTTTCAAATCCTCTACAGCAGTAAACATATCCAACTGCTTTTGTGCCTTGTATTTCGTAAACCTTTCATCAGCAACCAATGACTTGTCAAGCTCTTTCTCAAGCTGAATAGACATGGCTTTGTTTCTGACAGCAAGTTTTTGCCAAGCTTCAGTATCAAGGATTAATCCCTCATACTCAATCTCAGAGAAAACTACAACAGCTTCATTCTCAAGCCTAACTACACTACGTAGTCTCTTAAGCTCGATATCAGGCTGTTGTTTGTGATAGATATCGATTAGATATTCTACATCTTTAGCACCATACACCATTTGATCAACAGTGAATGGATTACTACCAAGGTCTACGAATCTGTTACGTACTTCTTTATTGAGAGTGACGTTTAAATACCTTTGAGTAAGCTTGCCAAGAGCAAAACCATAATCGTCCTTACCACAGTGTAATATCTTTTCCACCAAAAATGTGTCGTACACATTATTGAGGCTGATATTACAATAGAACTTGAGGAACTTGTAATCAAACTTAGCATTATGAAGTATCTTAATTTTAGAAGCATCTTCTAAAACAGATTTCAATAACGCTATCTCTTGCTTACTAGTTACTCTGTAATCAATGATAAACTGCTTCCCTTTGTCACCACATTGAATCATTAACAATTTCTTTCCTGTGAAGTCGAAACCTTCGGTCTCGGTATCTACCCCAATCAAATCAATTGATCGTAAGTAGTCTACACATTCTTGCATTGTACATGAATTCAATGGGTATTCAAAGAGATTATCTTTACCATTAACTACATAGATAGAATCAGAGCTTTTCATGTCTTGTTGCTGTATGAGCATCATCATTCTTGTCAATAAAGTCAAGAACGTGACCTACAAATGTAACATCAAGATTAGAATTGTCAAATTCTATTCTCTCGAACTTACACTCAATTGCTTCGTCGTATTTCTCACGAAGAATTGTGTGTCGACCTGTATCCATCAGGCCTTTTACCCACTTCATATAACCCATAGCTGATTAGTTTTCACCACTTATTATGCTTTTTATAGCATTTACTAGGACCTGTATTACGATGCTTAGCATGAGACTTGTAATTGTACCCATGTTGAGAGCTACTACAAGATGTCATACAAGCTATTGCAATGATTGTTGCAAAATAAAGAATAAGATAAGCATTTGATTTTTTCATAACTGATTAGTTTTTGTAAATATAGTTCGTGATTAATTTCTTACAAGGTATTAAAGAAGCAAACAAGCTCATAAGGAATTTACCAGAAACCTTACAAGCATTGTTTGCAAAAGAGAAGATTATTTATCTTCTTGTGCTATATTATTAGCAACTCGTTTAAATCCTAATCTCATAGGACCAAACATAAAAGCAAACCAATACGAATCATCGTATTCAGGTAAGCATTCCCCAAAGGCAATGGTTGGAACGAATACGAATACTCGTTCCTCCCAATACCAATGAAGTTGAATATGGTACTTAAGCTTTCTCATTGGTGCATCGATGTATAAAAGATGGACACAATGATACCAAGCATGGTAAGTAATACACAATAAGTAGCACTATGTATGCACGAGAAGTACACACTAATGTCGAAGTTAACAAACGCAGCAAGTAATGCTGGAGCCATAAATACAGCTGTGAATACAGCAGCTAATTCTGCTAATCCACGAAACAATTGTTTAAATTGTTTACGTATAATTGGTTTTTTAACAGGTTGTTTTTCTACTGAATAGTTTGGTAAACAATAGTTTGGTGTTGAGTTTTTTGATAAATTGATCATAACAATTAAGGTTTGGTAAATAATTATTTGTACCCATCTGCACTCAAGATTAAAATCTTGCTTGACCTTTGGAATCAAGTTGTGGTGCATTAATACAAATAGAATGTCAAGGAATTAACCTTGACACCCTATTGTAGGTTTTTTGATAATGTTTAGTTGAAAACACTATCAGATGCAGATACAGTGTTAGCCACACTAGCATCAGCAGTTAAGAACACGTGGTTAGCTTTGTTAAGAGCAATACGTGTGTTAGCAAAGATGTGCTTACCATTGTGCATGATAAAATCACCGTCTTTACCTTTACGCTTAGCAGAAGTCTCTAAGTTAGACTTTTGCCATTCTGTACCTTCAGTAGTTTCCACTACCTCAACCTTCAAGTTAATTAGTTCGTCACCAATTAATACTTGAGGGTTTAGAATGTTAAGCATTAAGATCTCACGACCTAATGAATCAACACCCCAAGAAGCAGAGTCTGATAGATCAACACCTAATAGTTTTGATGCATCAATTGCTTCTACTGTCATCCAAGCACGACGAGCTCCTCCTTGAGAGAAACGATTGTCTGATTGGTTGAACATCGCTAGAACATTTACTGGAGCAGATCCTTTTTCCAAGATCTCAGCAAATTCTAACTGTAATTTTTGGCCTGCAACTTTCCTAGCAGACACGAGCAAGGTCTGATTCATTGACAACCCAGTCAATGATCCAGAATTTGGAGTGTTGTAACTCATGATTTTATATGTTGATTTATGTAAATCCAAATTTAGTCGGAAGATCACAGAGTTATAAACCCTGTGATGCTTCCATATAATTAATTTGTGCTCTTATAGACCTTTGAACATTGCAACAAGGTCAGCATGGTCATCATTCCATTCTCTTGGAATCTTAGGTAGTTCGGGCATATCTATGTCCTTACCTGCATAGACATGATAGTCTATTGAACCATAACCTGCACCGTAACCTTTAGTTTTACTAAATGTTTCTGCTACATATTTTTCAAGCATCTTCCACATGGCATTATAGTTACACATTTCTTTACCGTATTCACATGATGTGAGTCCGTTAAATCTTGGTACATAACCCATTTCAAACCATGATGAGTCACCTGTTGATACACGCACCTTTTCAGCAACAAAGGTGATTACGGGAACTTCAATAGTTGTTTCTATTTCAACCCGTTTTAGATAAGTAAATGTTTTCATACTGTTTATTTAGATTTAGTAAAGTATAAGGCAGTTTGTCTTCATGCCTAGGAATACGACGAATATCACGTCCTTTCTATTGTCTCTTTGTTACCCTATAGACTCTTTTTTCTACTGCCCAAGGGTGTTCTTTGTCTGGTTCTATACGATAGCTTCTAGATAGTTTGACATCGTGATTGGGAAATTCATCCTCAATGTTTCTGTCTATTCTACTAGGAACATTCCAAAGTACATTACCCCAACGTTCAGCCATTGAGCATCCTAGTTCATGACCTCCATGTACTCCATATTCATCACTCATGAAGTAGAATGTTTCATTTGCATTGTATGATGTAGATGCTGTAACATATTGTTCATCAGCATCACTATTAAATGATTCATAGTCATTAAATGATTCATACTCATGGTCATCTGATGGCCAATTAATTGCATCAAAAGATTGTTGATATTCTTCGTCAGAATTATCATCCATCTTACGACGCAACCGTTCGAGTGCTTGCTCATCTCTGCTATTTATTTCAGCAATTTCTTCACGAGCTTCTTCGATTGCATTAACGATATTAAATGCTGCTTGCATAAAATCGGTTACACTCACATTAGGGTACTTCTGTAAAAATTGTTCTAGATTCATAGTTAATAAATGTTAGTTAATGATTTGATTATGTACCACTCTGCATTCAGTTGTACCCTCTACAGGTTGTGTTATACAGTGCCAGCTTTAAGCCTGGTCAACTATTACTTGTGTACTGTATAGTAGATGATTTTTTACAACTGCCAACCCTTGTGAAGTTGGAATGATGCATTAATACAAACAATTGTAGTATTACCTGCTGAACGTTGATTCTAGGTGGCCACCCTACGTATAGTATAGATTACTAAATCTATCTAACTCGGCATATACTACAACTGCTGTGCCCCTCTGCACTCAGTTGTAAGACTGTATTCTGCTACAGTAAACTGACATACAACTGCCCACCCTTGGGAAGTAAGTTATGGTGCATTAGCAAACCAACAACATATCAATCGAAAGACTTGTATCGACAAATCAGATCTCAATGCTGTTGGTTGTGTGCATTTGTATAATTTCTCATCTCTTGTTCAAATGCTAATACTTTAAGAATATAAATTAACTGTTTATTATGGGTACAGTTAAACCCTTTGGTTCACATGTTATCGTGATCCGGCTCTTAATTCCTTGATGTGGAATACTAATAACCATATTGTGAATGCACTAACAAACGATACGAATGTTAATACATATGCTGATGGTTCTAGTAATGTTACACAGAAATAAAGCAATGCAAAGCTGTCAAGCATAGCAATGATTATTATCGTCAATAGAAAGTATTTCATGACAATGTGTTATACAATTTGATAGATTGATTTGAAGGTATCAATCAAATAACCTTAAAAGGGGTGTGAGAGTCCT